GCTTCTAAGAGCCAAGTAGATAAAATATTATTTAATAACAGAAAAGAAGTAGACATCAATACTAATGGATCTGGATACACTATCAAAGAAGGATCTAACAAAGGAAAAACATTGGGACACATACAAATTCCAACCAAGCAATTCAAATCCTAAATAATAAAACAATATATTTTTAAAGTAGTAGACAATTGTAATCCTTTTAAATATACTTTATAAATGTCTTATTTAAATGCAAACATACCTCCCATATATTGTAAAATTCGGAAAGAATATCTTTATGATTTGGATACTAAATATAGTAAAGAAAGCGAAGAGTGTGTTATCTTTGGTGTTGCAAGTATTACCAGTCGTGCGCTTTTATTTCATATTATGTTACCGAACGGGGCTGTCTATTATCGGTTGCCTATCTCAGCGTTTTTCCAAAAACATTTTTCTAGATCCGAAGTGCCTGATATGTCAGTTGACGAATTACAATTGTGGAACTGTTTTAGTTACTATCCTTCTATTATTAATTTTAGTTTTTTAAGTGGACAACAAGGAACATTTTTTGGAAAAGATAAAAAAGAATACCCAGGAACCTACTTATTCACTGTGGACTGGGGACACCCTGACTCCAACACACTCAATATCGAGCATAGTGAAATTCCTCAAGAACATAAGTGCGCACATATTCTGGAGCTTAGCAACGGCAATTATGCTGCTCAGCCTAATAATAGGATTTTGTGGAATATTCCTAGTTATACTACTAAAATCTCTAAGCCAGACTATAAAGTACAAACTACGTATTGGAACGTAGAGAACAAGGGATGGAAAACAGAGGATACTAATAATATATTTTACGATATAAAAAAATAATGAAACTTTCTGCAAACTTTCAATTAAGTGAGTTTGTTAAATCTCAAGTTAAAACACATACAAATTCCTACTAAATATCTTTAAAAAGTCTCTCATATATCAACATAGACACGCGAGATAGACTCTTGACAATACGACAGTACCCCCATATATGGTGAATTACAACTATAACAAATTAATGATACCTTATACTTCAGATGAATGGATATTTATATCCACTCCTTTAATTCCTCACCCATAATTTGAGTAGCAATATTTATTTTCTTACGAAGGGCTTTTACAATTTTTTCATCTACTGTTTTAACAGCAATTAGATCTACATAGGTTACCGATTTCTTTTGTCCTATTCTGTGTGCTCTATCTTCTGATTGTAATCTTTTTTCTAAATCATAACCGTTAGAGTAATAAACAACATTACTAGCTGCAGTTAAAGTTATACCATAACCACCTGTTTGAGGATTACCAACAAAGAACCGCGCATCGGATTCTTTGTCTTGAAATCTATCAATAGTTTTCTGTCTTTCTTCTGAAGAAATTGCACCATAGTATTGAACAATAGATTTAGGACCATAAATAAGCTGTTGGTTTTCATCTTTGGCTGTTGATATGGCTTCTACAATAGCTTCAATATCGTGAATATAATTAGCCCATATGATAACTTTACCCTCAACTTCTTCCAATACTTTTAAAAGTTCTTTTAGTCTATTATTTTTAAGATTGGTTATAGTACCATCATCATTTTTTAAATGACCACAAGTAATCTGCTGTAATCTCATCATTTGCGTTAATACGTGGGGTGCGGTTGCTATTTTGCCTTTTAGTAAAGCGAGGGCCGCGGATTTCATAGTAGCGTAAGCTTCCTCCTGTTCGTCAGTTAATTCAATTTCTCTTTTAATATAAATTTTATCCGGAAGATCTAAACAATCTTCTTTTAAAACACGATAGGAAAAAACTTTTAATATTTCAGATAATTCGTCCAATCTTTGATAATGACTTATAATTTGTACCCTACGTCCACCAAAGTTTTTATCCAGCATAACTGCATACCTATTTCTAAAAGAATAGAAAGAGCTATGTCCTAATAAATCTTCATCTAAAAAACCACATTGAGTATATAAATCTAATGGACTTTTTGTCACAGGGGACCCGGTAAGAATCCTTCTATAATCAGCAAGTTCTCCAAGAGCAACAATAGCTTTAGTTCTTTTGGCTGTGGGTGTTTTGATGGTGGTAGATTCATCTACTGCCATCATAGTTTTGTGGGTTCTTAAAAATTTAGCTGCAAAGTCTAGACCTTTTTTCGTACTAAACGCCTCAACATTCATAATGAGGACGTGAAGGTCATATCCAGTTTGGAATAAAGTTTGATACTCTTTGTCCTTTGTTTTGGATGTTGAAGCAGTCCAAAGTACCATTTTGGGTTGTATGTGACTAGCTAAATGTATGGGTATTTCAGAAGAATACCAGTTTCTATACACACCTTTTGGTGCTATAATAAGCGCCCCATTTATTTTACCTTTGTCATATAGCATGGCTATATTATCTACTAATACTTTACTTTTTCCTGTTCCCATTTCCATGAAATAAGCATAAACCTTTTTATCCCATGATTTTTCCAATGCAGTAATTTGATGTGCATATGGCTTAGTTTTAAATTTATAGTTCATAATTATTTTCTTCTTTCTACTTGACAGATATATAGTAATGATTATATATATGTCAAGAAAGAATTATAGAATGAAGAATAAAATTTTTGAGTTATATAGACCGAAATCTTTAGAAGAGTTTTTATCTTTTAAAAAAGAGAACCCTAAAGAAAATTTCGTATATGTGTTACAAAGTCCACCATCAACTATAAATATTTTAGGTGCATCTGATTTTGGATATTTAGTTATCTGTCTTCCTAACCATGGACCAGATTCACAAATTATATTTTCATCTATTCCTTTTGGTTTTAAAATGAGAAAAAATTTAAAAGACTTCAGACCACAAGATTATTTATTGCTAATAGGAGATCCATCAGTAATTGGAGCTTCTAATGCAATAGTAAGTGACATAACAAACGGTCAATTTAACCACTTGAAATGGGATCGACGAGAGGCTAAATACTATCCAATAAATTTCGATCTCTATCAGAAAGGATAAAGTATGAGTAATGAAGTAAATGACATGATGCTAAATGATTCAAAGGATCTTTTAGATAATGTGGAAACAACACAAATCTCAGAGGAATGTAAAAAATTAAAAAACATTGAAGATGAGATTGAGAGGACTGAGGAGTCTTTAAAAAATTTAAAAACCATGGCTGATGATATTGGTTCTAGAGTTATTCCAGAGCTACTTGCAGAGCAAGGCCTTAGTGGAATAAATTTAAAAGATGGTTCATCGGTTACAGTTAAAAGAGAATATAGGTGCACTGTTCCTAAGGAGGAGGATAGGAAACAGATAGCACATAAATGGCTTCGTGACCAAGGGTTGGGTGACATTATTAAAAATAATGTCTTTGTAACTTTTGGGAAGGGGGAAGATAACAAGGCACAACAATTGTTGGACCTTGCGGCGTCTAATGGATTTCAACCACAACAAAAATCTGAGGTGGCTTGGAATACATTGACAGCCCTATTCCAGGAGCGTGTCGAGTCCGGGCTCGACATGCCTTCTGATGTCTTTAGTACGTGGATTAAAGACAAGACTAAAATAACTCGGAAATAATGGAGAAACAATAATGAGTAATGAAGTAATGGAAAAAAAGAAAGACTCTGGATCATTGGCCTTGTTTGGTAATGATACAGCCAAGGGTTTTGAGAATATGACGCAAGAGGATCTTGCGTTACCTTTTCTCAGAATTTTGGGACAACTATCACCGCAGGTAACTGAAGGGGATGCAAAGTATATAGCTAGTGCGAAGCCGGGCATGATCTATAATACGGTTACCAGCGAACTATATGATGGTAAAAAAGGTATCAGGGTTATTCCTTGTTACTTCAAGAAGGATTTTCCAGAATGGTCTGATAGAGGGGATGGTCCAGGTGCTCCTGTGGCAGTTCATCTACCAAACAGTCCGGTAATCCAAACAGGTAAGAGAGATGGTTCTAAAATTAGATTACCTAACGGTAACTACTTAGAAGAAACAGCTTCTTATTATATTATGACTGAAACAAAAACAGGTGGGTTTACACCTGCGTTGATTACAATGAAATCAACACAACTTAACGTTAGTAAAAAATGGAACTCAATGATGAAGACCATACAAATACCTAACGGGAATGGTGGGTTTGCAATACCACCAATGCATGGGGTTGTTTATAATTTATCTTCCGTACTACAAAAGAACGATAAGGGTTCTTGGTATGGATGGGTTGTAAACATGGAACGAATTATGGGATCGGCGGATAAATCTTTATACTTAATGTCTAAAGATTTTAATTCTAATGTTTCCAAAGGTAACGTGCAAACAAAAGCAGATGTGGAAGAAGTTGCTAAAGATAATGCTCCGTTTTAAGTATTAGATTTAGTAAAGGGGCTCAGTGATGAGCCCCAACAACAACAGAAAGAAGTATAATGAAAGATAAGTTTAAAGAAATATTCGAGGGATTAAAGGTAGCATACGGCCAATATCAAAAAGGTGAAAGGGGTGAAAATGGTAAACAAGGAGGTAAGGCGTTCATTGTTAGGGGTATTGTTACAGATGATCTATGGGAGAAGCATCTCAAAGGGGAAGGTCCTGCATTGGGCATTATCCCTATTACGGAACACAATACTTGTAAGTGGGGCTGTATTGATATTGACGAGTATGATTTTGACCATTTATCTTTGGTTCGTAATGTTAGGGAATTAAAACTTCCTTTAATTGTATGTCGTTCTAAATCAGGCGGAGCCCACGTATTTTTATTTACAAAAGAATTTATATCCGCGTTTTTAATGCAAGGAACATTAAAAAAGATGGCGAAGATATTAGGTTATGAAGGATGTGAAATCTTTCCTAAGCAAACAGAAATATTAGTGGAACGTGGTGACACTGGTAATTTCTTAAACTTACCCTACCACAATGAAATGAAAGGACTACGTTATGCGATTAACGATAATGGCACCGCTTGTACACTTGAGGAATTTTATAAGCTCTATGATGTTTACTCTTGCAAACAAGAAGACCTCAAAGAAATTAAGATTGAAGAAAAAAAAATAACAGAAGCGTTTAAAGAAGGACCGCCTTGCTTAAACAAACTAGCATCTATTGGTTTTGGTGAGGGGTCTAGAAATAATGCATTATTTAATATTGCTGTTTATTTTAAACAATCTAGTCCGGATGTATGGGAAGATGAAATTGTAAAAGCTAACATACAATATATGGATCCCCCATTGAGTAATAATGAAGTTCAACAACTTATTAAATCTGTAAATAAAAAAGGTTACGATAAATATAGATGTAAAGATGCACCTATTAATTCTGTATGTCAATCGGGTCTATGCAGAATGAAACGATTTGGTGTGGGGTTTGGTGAAGAAGAAATGCCAAGTCTTGGAAATTTAACTAAGTATGCATCTAAACCACCACAATGGTTTTTAGACGTTGGTGAAAATAGAATAGAATTAAAATCTGAACAACTATACATGCCTGGTTTATTTGCTTTAGCATGTTTGGATCAAGCTAATTTAATTATACCTATTCCTAGACCAAAGGATTGGAAACAACATTACTTGAAACCAATGATGGAAAATTTACAAGAGATTGAACCATTGGAATCTTTAGACCCTATTAATGAGATTACTTCTTTACTACAAGATTGGACTACCAATAGACAGTCTGCAAGAACAATGGATGATATTCTAAATAAACTTCCCTACACGGACGATAATAAAAATTTTACTTATTTCCGAAGAGAAGATTTTTACAGTTTCTGTAAGAAAAATAATTGGGAACATGATAAAATTAAAACAGGAAATTATCTTACACAACTAGACTGTTTTGTAGAAGAGTTTAGACCTCTCATTAAAAGTCAAAGTCCTAGAGTTATTAAAATTAAAACAATGAAGAAAACGGAAGCTTCCGTTTCTAAGGTAGAGTATCAACAAGATGACTTCTAGCATAGGAATTAATTGGCGTTTAAAACTCACTCAGAAAATTGAGTTTTTACATAGGAAAGTTAGTAAACTTTCAGCAAGGAATAAATTTTTAGAAAAAAAACTAAGAAGATACAGATATGAAAACAATAATACTAGGACCACCGGGAACGGGGAAGACAACCACGTTGTTGAACTTAGTGGACGAGTTCATTCAGCAAGGGGTTAGACCTAAACAAATAGGTTACTTTTCTTTTACTAAGAAAGCTGCAAAAGAAGCAGCAAGCCGTGCGTCGGTAAAATTTGGATTGGATGTGGAAACAGATTTATCTAACTTTAGAACACTACATTCTTATGCTTTTAGGATGTTGGGGATGAGTAAAGAAAAAATGATGAAGATAGAAGACTATAAAGAATTTGGGAAGAAATGTGGCATACCCATCAGAACTGCAAACTACTCAGTGGAAGATGGTACTTTTAATTCAGATAATGAATATCTTACAATTATTAACACGGCAGCAGTAAAGAGAATGGATTTATTAGATTACTATGATTCAAGAAAGAATCTTTTAGATATTGAACGCAATACTCTATTCCTACTTGCGGAAGAACTCAAGAGATTTAAACAAGAAAAAGAACTCAAAGATTTCAATGACTTATTGGAAGATTTTATTAAAAAAGAGATTAACCCTAGCTTTGAAGTATTATTTATAGATGAGGCGCAAGACTTATCTTTGATCCAATGGGAGATGGTACGAGCTATTTGGAAGAACTCTAAGAAAACTTATATTGCAGGGGATGATGACCAGGCTATCTTTAAATGGGCGGGGGCGGATGTGGATCACTTCATTGCTTTGAGAGAAGAAGTAGATAACATCAAAACATTAGAACAATCTTATCGTATTCCAGGTGGCCCTATTCATGAGTTGTCTCAAAGAATTATTAGTAAAGTAGAAAACAGATTTGATAAACCATACAAACCTAGAGATGAGATAGGTATTTTAAAAAGATACTCCGACATCACGCAGATAGATATGTCAAAAGGAAATTGGTTGGTGCTATCTTCAGCCAACTATTTTTTAGATGATGTGAAAGAACTATGTGAATTGAGGGGATGGTATTATCAATACAAAGGACAAAACTCTATTAGCTTAAAACTATTGTTAGCGCTTAATAATTGGGAGTCATGGCGTAAAGGGTGTCATTTAAATAGTTTAGAAATTAAAAACATATATGAATACTTGGGTTCTAATGTCTTAGAGGGTTTTAGGAAGTGTAAAACTTTACATGTAGAAACCAAATACACATTAAAAGAGTGTATGGAGCAGTATGGATTAAATACAGAAAGGGTTTGGTATGAATCATTTGAGGGTTTAGATACTCTTACAGAAAACTACATCCGTAATATGAGGGCAAATGGGGAAATGATTAATAAAAATCCTCGTATCATAATGTCGACTATACATGGGGCCAAGGGGGGAGAAGCGGATAAAGTTTTATTACTACAAGACCTTACAGGAGCAGCGCTAGAAACATTCAGCCACGATCCGGACGAACTACATCGTTTGTTCTATACGGGGGCAACAAGGGCTAGAAAAGAATTACATATAGTAGATCCTAAAAATTTTGAAAGGGCTTATCTACTATGATGTTCCAATACGAGACAGGGAGACTCTCAAGGGTAAGTAGTAGTATCCCGCCGAATAATCTTTTAGACATGGATGAAGGCAAAGTTGGTTCGGTATTCCTGTTTCTTCATGCATACACCGTTAAACCAACAACTACTACACTAATTTAAAGGAGAAAAATGACAACTATATATAAGGAATTACTACAACAGGGCGTTATAAATAATAAGGCTACACTAGGTGAGTTAAGATTATTATTAACAAAAGAAATTAGTCAAATGAATTTGTTTGATGAAGAAGAAGATATTGTTTTTCAACAAGATTTTAAACGCGGTGTCAAAATTTGTTCTAAATGTAAAAAAACCCTACCCATCACTAAATTTGCATTTTTAGTAAGAAAAGATTTAAATTATAGAAGATCTGCTTGTAAAAAATGTTCTAGTGAATCAGCAATTATAATAGAAAAATTAAGATTAAAAGTTGGTGAAAAACCAAATATTTGTGATTGTTGTAAGAAGGTTGTTAACGAAATTGTATATGGTTCTAAAATTGTTTTAGATCATTGTCACCATACAGAATCTTTTAGGGGTTGGATCTGTTATGCCTGTAATCAAGGAATTGGTAAATTGGGGGATGATTTAGAAGGAGTTTTAAAAGCTGGCTTATATTTGTCAAAAAATAATATAGATTTAATTTTAAATATTTTAACTAAACAACTACAAAAGGAGAAAAAATAATATGACGACTAAAGAAGATATGGACCGATTGTTTCCAACCTCTAGGCAAGAAGGTGGAAATCATTATTCTAAACATAAAATTCAACCCTATACTTTTATTACTGCGAATGACTTGTCTTTTTTCCAGGGAAATGTTATTAAGTATGTGGTTCGTTATAAAGATAAAAACGGAGTAGAAGATTTAAAAAAGGTAATTCATTATTGTGAATTAGAAATAGAAAGGTTAAGAAATGAAATTAAGAAATAAAATATTAGACATAAGTAATCACACTACTCAAGGACATGAGAAAGTATTTACTTGGTTAGCTAAGAAATCTAAAACTAGTTTGTGGTTTACTTTTCTGTTAATGTTTATGGCTCTTTTGATTTGGTGGGGATTACAATGAGACACACCCAGATACCTTTATTCGCGCCGGACACCGAATGGGTGATGCCAGATGAACTAAAAGATTTACGCGGACATAAAGAAATCGCCATTGACTTAGAGACAAGCGATCCGTATTTAATGGAGCTCGGATCGGGGAACGTGGTTGGAAGAGGCCATATTGCAGGGATTGCAGTAGCTGTGGAAGGATGGTCTGGTTACTATCCAATACACCACGAGTCTGGTGGTAATATGGATAGAAGTTTAGTTCTCAGATGGCTTCAAGATATTTTAAAACAAGAAGATACTACCTTTATTTTTCACAATGCAATGTATGATGTTTGTTGGTTACGTTCAGCAGGTGTTACTATTAAAGGTAAAATTGTAGATACTATGATTGCTGCATCTTTGATTGATGAAAATAGAATGAGTTATCGTTTGGATACCTTAGCAAAGTTTTATGTTGGTATAGGTAAAGATGAAAAGATTTTACAAGAAGCCGCAAAGGAGTATGGGCTGGATCCTAAAAAAGATATGTGGAGATTGCCAGCGCTATTTGTAGGTCAGTATGCAGAGCGAGATGCGGAAGCAACTTTAAAACTTTGGAAGAAATTAGAAACAGAATTATACCATCAGGAATTATGGGATGTTTTTAATTTAGAAACAAAATTATTTCCTTGTCTTGTAGATATGAGATTCAAAGGAGTACGAGTGGATCTTGAAAAAGCATCTTTTATTAAAAAAGATTTGATGCAACGAGAACTAAAAATAGTTAATAGAATCAAAGACTTAACAGGTATTGAGGTAGAAATGCATGCAGCAAGATCTATCGCAAAAGCATTTGATAAACTAAAATTACCTTATGATAGAACTGAAAAAAGTGATGAACCAAGTTTTACTAAAAACTTTTTACAAAACCATCCCCATGAACTAGCAAGATGTATCGCAGACGCTAGAGAAATAAATAAAGCGCACACCACTTTTATTGATTCTATTACTAAGCATGCAGTGAGGGGAAGAATACACGCAGACATCAATCAAATAAGATCCGACCAGGGTGGAACAGTTACAGGTAGATTCTCTATGAGTAATCCAAACCTACAACAAATTCCTGCAAGGCATCCTGAAATTGGTCCTATGATTAGATCTATTTTTATTCCCGAAGAAAAACATGTGTGGGGATCTTTTGATTATTCACAACAAGAACCTAGAATTTTAGTACACTATGCAAAACTTCAAAACTTAGAAGGAGTGGATGAAATTGTGGAAGCATACAATAAAGGAGATGCAGACTTTCACCAGGTCGTTGCAGACATGGCAGGCATTGAACGTAAGCAAGCTAAAACAATTAACTTGGGTTTAATGTATGGAATGGGTAAAAATAAATTAATGTCAGAACTAGGATTGATGAAAGAATCTGCTGAAAAATTAATTAAACAATATCATACCAAAGCTCCTTTTGTTAAAAAGTTAATGGACAATGTAACTAGGAAAGCAGAGGAAAGGGGTAAGATTAGAACCCTAGGGGGAAGAGCATGCCATTTTGATTTATGGCAGCCCGTTCAATTCGGAGTATTTAAACCACTACCTTTAGAATTAGCCAGAAAAGAATATGATGAACCTTTGAAAAGAGCCTTTACTTACAAAGCATTAAATAAATTAATACAAGGATCCGCTGCGGACATGACTAAGAAATCTATGGTGGCTTTATATGAAGCTGGAATTATTCCCCATATTCAAATTCATGATGAGGTTGATATATCTGTTTCCTCGGATAAACAAGCTGAACAAATAATAGAAATTATGGAATCTGCCGTAACCTTAAAAGTACCTAATAAAGTAGATTATGAACAAGGTGCCAATTGGGGTGACATCAAATAATAATGATGATAAGATTTTTAAATGGCTGTTAAAAAAAGAAAAAGATTTAAAGAAGAGCTTAGTTTTAATATTGATATTGTAAAGGGGGTTTGTCCCCATTGTGACCAATTTACGGCCTTAGTTTCTATTATTAAAAATTATTATAGATGTAGTGCTTGTGGAGAGGACACAAAACAATATGTGAATGGTTCTATTAGATATCTTCCACTTAATATAAAACCTTATCAAGATTTAAAAAAATATGGCGAAAAAGAATAACGTAGTACACATCGCGGGTAAAAGAAGAAAACGCCCAGGGCGACACTCTAAAAAACATAAGGGTCCGAAAAGATCGGAACGCGGACAGGGATTTCCTATTTAAACACCTGGTTTAGATTTATCTTCTAAACAAGTAGAATAAATACCAGTAACAGCGATACGGTTTTGTATTGCTATGTTTTCCATTGATTTTCTTTTCTTTATAGAAGCGTCGTTACATTCCTGTTCTGTTCTATAATACATGGGTGGGTTTTCTACCATAGGTATACATGCTTCTTGGCCAATTGGGCCAATATGGCACAGCATAACTATCATAATAAAGGTTTCCATGGTCTTAACTAATTAGGTCCTAAAATTGTATATTATATATACTTGTTTGGAAACATAAATATAGGAAAAGAATGTTGCCCGCCCCGATGAGATCAGGACGAGCAAACAAAAGGTGTGAAGAGAATTTATTTATACTCTAAAATAATATGTTTGACAAGTATTGAATTATTAGTATAGTTTCCCATATAATATAAAAACAAACAGAAAGAAAAAATATGATGACAATGGAAGAAGTGACTAAATGGGTTTCAACTGCTAAAAAAGGTGAAAAAACTATGTATTATAGGGGTTTTTTTTGTGAAGATTCTTTTAAAAGTTTTGAAATGAGAAAATTTTCAAAAAATCTTTTAGACCTTGAAAAGAAAACTAATTTATTTATTTTATATCAAAAAAAAATTGAAGAAGGACATGAAAGAAAAAAACCAATTTATGAATATTGCATACAAAAAATTAAAACAGAAGGGAGTAAATAATGGCAGACCCCAATAAATTTAAATCTGTATCAGTTCCAATTGATACTTATTATAAGCTATCTTTCCTAGCGAAAGGTAAATTTTTAGATGCTGACTTAACCATTAGCAAAACCATAGAAGCACTAGCAACTAGGGCAGCTAAGAAATTAGGATATAAAAATGGAAAAACAGCTTAATAAAATTATATGTGAAGATTGTAAAGGTAACGGTTTTATTTATATTAACGTTCCCTCTTACGATGAAGTAAAGCAATGCAAAACATGTAATTCACAAGGAGAGATATTTGTCAAAATTTCTTCGGGAGAGGAAATGGATAAATTCTTACATACATCATGAAACATACTATAGCGGGTTACTATTTTGACGGAAAGGATCATTATGTTATTTACCAAGATGAAAATGGTAATACTGAAATGGTATTGGAATCAAATAAGTAAATCAGGTTGTTATTTGTCTAACTTAGCTTGGAGGAAATCATACCGTGTCTACCAACCCAGTCGCAAAGCACTTAAATAAATTTAATAAACCAAAGAGGATTGAAGACAAGCGTTACAAGAAAGAATTAAAACGAATGGTGAAAGAGTTAAAAACCGAAAGTGAAAAATTACAAGACAATTTAGAACCTATTGTAAACAATAAAGAAGAAGAACTAGATCCTGAAACCCAGGAGTATGTGGATAGTTTGAAGGAAAAATTATGACCCTTAGAAAGAAATTCATTAATTCAAGTTTAATTAATAAAACTTGTACAGCATGTAAAAAAACTTATCCAAGAGATGACCAACATTTTTATACTACCCCAACTTCAAGGGTAG